TAGCCACTTTTACCAACGCCGCTTTAGAAGAAGGCTTCAAGCGGTATGCTGGTTGGTGGATTATTCCCACTTTTGAAATAGTAGGCAAAGCAATCTTAGCACAAAAGATGAACAACCCAGCTTATCTGGCGGGGGCCCTTTTGGGGTATCCAATGCATTATCTATTTGCTAAGGTCCTATCCTATATACCCGGAACTATTTTGCACTTTGCATGGAACATGTATTCTATACATTGTGACCGTGCCAGCGATAGTGCTGGATTAAAGTATTCGATGTTCGATTTCGTTAATTTCTGCAATTACTATTACAGTTTCAATGTAGAGGAGATGAAGTTGAGCAATTTTAGTGAAGCAGGTATGAAGTACCTTTATGGAGTCGACACTAATAGGTCATTACCCATCCCACCTCAAGCGGCGAAGTTGCATAACGCTGTTGAGACGAGTGATCCTAACCAGTTTCGGCAAAGAATTTTCTATATCGCGGGGGTTTTAGCGCCTCTGTATCGACCTAACCAATCAGCTGTCAATTTGACTCAGGCTATGCAGATGAGAGTGCTAGTGGAAAATGAGAACCCCGCTCCAGCTAAATACTGGAAATTATTGGGTGACTACTTCCATTCCATAGTACAATTTGTTCCAAAGTATATCAGCATAGAAGAGATCATGGCTAACGTTAAAACCAGCGCACGTAAGAGGTTAGAACGGGCCACTAGAAACATCATCAACGGCAGAGATCCGTATGAGATCAAGATGGAGTACATGGTCAAGGCAGATGAGATAATTGGCTTGAAACCCAACGGTGAGGGGGGTTACGATTTAAAACCTAGAGCGATCTGCAATGTGAATCCAGAGGTCCAACTGTTACTACAGGAGGCCGTGCGGAGCACATTCGGAGGACTCGTGGCTTACCTATTAGACCGCCCATTCGTGTGGCGAGGTAAGTCTTTTACTATCACCATTCCTTATGGTTGGAACACTGAGCAACTGACCGAAGGAATGGCCAAGGCTCTAGAAGCAATTAGAGGCGGTTTGGATTTCGCCATCTTCGTTTTCGGAGATGACGGGATGGCTTTTACCAGGGACGGATACCTGTTTTGGGACCTAAGTCACAACGATCGGTCGCACACTTCCGACATACAGGAGGTGTTCACGGGGTTTGTGGACAGGTTTTTCCCAAAAGAAGCGGAATTCCTACGAGAGTTAGCAGCTTTCACAGGACGCTTGCAGGGTCGAAGGTACAAGCGACAACCAGGCTA